CCCATCTAAGAAAATAGCTACATGATTTAAACCAGGAGATCCAATGGACATCAATAAAGCATCACCATTCATTGTTTTCTCATCTGGCCTAAGTTCTCTAAAACCAGTTCTCCAAGCACAAGTTTCAAATAATGGATTCAGTACAAATTCCTCTGGAGTTGTAGGTCTATCCCAATCTTTTAGTTCAATACCTTTTTCTTCTTTATACCAATCTCTCACCAAGCTCCAGCAATCAGTTACACCCCAAACCCAAGGTCTACCTAATAAAGGTGGCTTAAATCCACAAGGTTCACAATATCCCCACTGTTCTGTTTTTGGATTAACAATATGCCATGGAAGATTACTTTGTTCACAACTAATTTTATCTGCCTGACTAGGTGTAGGTGGTGTTACAGGATGACTATGAACAACGGCTGTTATCTCTCCTGTATTATCTGCCTTTACATAATCTTCTGGATCAATAATAAAACATTGATGATCTGTCATTGATAAATTACGGCAAGGATAATATCTTTCTTTTCCTCGAATATTCAATAATAGACCACAAGACTCTTTAGGGTCTTGGTCTTTCGCATGAACAAGTGCTTCTTCTTTCCAATTCATGCTATGAACGTACCAATCGAAGGAAACTCTGTTCTAGTGCATTGTCTTTTAGGTGCTCGGATACCAGCAAGATCAAAAACAGCAGCTAACTCGAATTGTACAACAGTTCTATTTTCTGCTGATTTTCTATCTATTTTATAAATTTCTTGAGGAAACTCTGCTGTAGGATCTGGTGTTCCAAATGGATTTACCTGCTGAGATGTAGTTGTTGTAGTTTCTGAGCTTGTTGTATTTGGGTCGTTCATTGTAATTGTATTTCCCATTCCATTTCCGTGAACAGTACAATAATACCTCAAATCATTTGGAGCAGACGGATAAGCTGGCTGATAAGTTACTGTAGCTCCTGTATTTCCAGCAGTTCCGACTACAGTTGTTGTCTGTGATCCTCCAGCATCAGATTTTATTGCTAAAGGGTGTCCACTATTAGAAGCATCTGATTGGTCAAAAATATATGTAGATCCTCTTTTCATCGTAATTACAGGATTATTCACACCATTAATCCTAAAAATATTTCCGCTTCCAGGATTATGAACAGTAACAGTATAAGTTACAGTTTCGGCATCAGCAGGGTCAGCAATCGTTGTTGTAGTTGTTGTGGTGCTCGTAGTTGCAGGAAAATTAACAGCATCAAGATAACGTGCCAAAGTTCTGATCCTAGTAACAGTAGCTCCTGTTAAATCATTTCCTGTAGTTACCTGATTTACGTTTAACAAAATAGCTGTGATAGTTCCAAGAGCATTACTGACAGTAAGAGTGGGTCTAGGTAATTGACCTTTTGCAAATGCAAAACCTTCTGCCTCTATTGGCATTTTTAAATATTGATTACCAGCCCAGATAATATCTCCGTTAGCATTTAAACTCGTTCCGTTATGAAATCTGTAAGTCTGTGCAGAACCATGCAAAGTTGCATCAGTTGTTAATGTAAATAATTCAATTATTGCTGAAGGGTTGATCTTTTGTAGATCAGTAATAATCGGAGCAGTACTCATGGTTCAAATACTTCTCTAAATGTTGTTTGAATCGTTGCCCTATTGTTATATGGTATAGATTTAGACCACGCTTCGCAAACAAATTTTTGTGCAGTAGATTCCCCAGGAGCAGTAAAATCAAAGCTATCACTGTCATTTGCACGGGCATCAAGAAAGGTTTCTATTTCGTCTGCTTCGACTTCAGAGACATTAAAAGTAAAGTTATAAACTTTTGGATTTTGATGTTCTGCTAATCCAAATAATATTCTATGTTCAAATCCATCAGCAAAACGAATTGTTCTGGTATTTGGTGCGGATCTTTTTTGTTGTCCGTATGTAGGTTTAATTGAAGGAAACGTAGCCATTATGCAAGCATACCTCCTGGTCGTTTTTGTTTAATTAATTCTGATTGTATAGCAACTGAAATCATACGACCAAGTTCTCTACCTTGTTCTTCATCTCCTTCAACAGAAGATCCAGAAGCATCTACATTTACCACAATATTTGTTGAACCACCAAGAGCATGATTTGGTGTGATCGTTCCAGAAACACCTGGGCTAAATATTTCTGGACCACGTTCTCCTACTATATAACTACTGCCTCGCATTACAGGACCACCATTTGCTCTGTTAAAATCAGCCATCGTAACTTCACCTGGTCTTCCTATCGTTTGTGAAGTAGATGGACTAAAATTAAATAAATTTAAAAAACTTCTTGATATTTGAGCAGCAACCATTTGAGCAGCCATGTCAAGAAATGCATCTGCAATTCTATTAAACATATTTCTAAACGCATCAGTAACAGACATAGTGCCTTTAACTATTCCCTTAAAGGATTCTTCAAATGATGAACCTAATGCTTTGCTTATTGTAACTACTTGCGTTCCAGCACTTTGTAATTCAATTAATTTTTTATCAAGAGTTTCAATTTCATTATTAACAACAGTTAATGAATCAGCTAAAGCAGTTGTTTCTTCAATAATTTTTTTGAATGTTTCTATTTGTTGTTCATTAGCATCTTCTCCTGTAAGTTCTTTAAATTCTTTTATTTTTTGATTTAATAATTCTGTATTTCTTATTCTTTGACGATCTAAGAAACCTTTTGTTTGATTTAATTTTATATTCTTTTCTTCTTCTTTATTTAATATTTCCATTGCAAGACTAGCACTCATCATTGAATTGCTAAGTTCTAATAAATCTTTTACATCTGCTTTTACATCTTGCACATTGTCAACACCAAAAACTCTTGCTGCTTTTAATTGATCTCCAGGTCTACCTTCTAATTGTTCAAAAAGACTTAAAAAATTTGCTAAATCTTCTGGCCTCATACCTGTTCTTGTTCCAACAGGACTAAAATCTAATTGACTAAATCCATTATTTTTTATAACATCTTGCAATCTTCTGCCTTCTGCTCCTGGAACTAAAGAAGATAAAAATTTTGTTATTCTTAATCTTTCATTTATATCTGCTAATACACCTAGAAACTCCATTCCTATTTTTGCAAGGTTTGAAGATATTTGAGTTGTATCTTCTCCAAATTGTTTAAGATTTCTTGTTGTATCATCTCCTAATATTATTGTTGTTTGTCTTACTGCCTCATCAAAAGCAGCTTGTTTACCTCTAGCTTTTTCTAATAACTCAATATTTCTACCAATAACTGTATTACTTTCACCTAAAGTCTCAACAATCTTAGTTGTGTCTTGACTAAATTTTCCAAATGCTTGACCTAACTCACTAACTTTTCCAATAGTTGTATCAATTAAAGATCCAAGTTGAGTACCAACTAAAGATAAAGCAAAACCAAACTGACCACCAAGTAATCCACCACCTGCACCACCTAAAAGACCACCTAAAGCTGCTCCACCACCTTGACCAAATAATAGAGGAAAAGCTCCACCAATTAATGCACTTGATCCAACCTGACCTCTGACTCTTTGATCTCCTCTTCTAAATCTTTTTATTCTTCCTCCAAGGGATTCTCGTAATCTTTCTCTTTCTTCTAATCTCTGTCTCCTTTCTCTTCTTCTTCCCCCCGTATCTTTTTGCATCCCAGGTTCTTTTAATAAATCACGTTGTTTTTTTAACTCCGCATTCATTTCTTTAATTCTTGCAGTTACATCCTTGAAATCTCCCTCTGTAAAATCTAAATCCTTTCTTACCATCGTTAAAGTATCTAAATATCTTTCGATAGCATTAACAGTATTAGCAGGAGTAAAGTTTAATAATGTACCTAAATTTGTATTACTAAAACCAGCAACTCCAGGAACATTCCCAGAACTCATTGCACCAAAAGTAGATGCTGTTATCTTTGCACTCTCATTAAATCTTTGCAGAGACTTTACCTGTGCAGAAAAATTAAATTTAGTAAAACCTCTAGTAAATAATTCAAATTTTTCACTTGTAATACCAGTAGAAGCAGCAACATCTTTCATCCTTGTTGCTAATTCTCTTGTAGATGTAATACCTTTTCTATTTGCTCCATCGAAATTTAAAGCACCTCTGGTATATTCTTCAAATGCTTCGGCAGCTTTTTTTGTTGCTGTTCTTAATTCTTTTGCTTTTGCGATTGCATCTTTTGAAAAAGGACCACCAGATCCTGGACCTTTTCCAGTTTTCTTTTCTAATTCAGTTAATTTTTTTGTTAAAGATGCAACTGCACGATCAGCAGAAGTTAAATTCTTTTGTAATTTTTTTAATTGTTCGTCTTTAGTCCTGACATTAATATTAATTCCATACTCTGCTGCCATTTACTCGACCCAATAAATTACTTCTATATTACCGCCTTCTGGGTTTCATGGCTTGTTTTTTTTGTACTTGTTCTTTATATTTCTCTTCTTCCTCATGTTTTAACTCGAAAAAACCTGCCCAACCAATCAATTCTTCTCTTGTTAAATTTTCAGTAAGTTGTTTTATTGTCATTCCTAACTCTTTAGCTAGAAAGAACATAAAATACCAATCTTTATTAGCTTTTTAATGCTGCTTTCGCTTCCTCCACTTTCAGTTCATCACCAGATGTCATCATCGCAACTTGTATTTCTTGCAAAATAGTTGAGTTTACTTCTCTTCTTAATGATGCTTTATGACCATCTTGAAATAGTCTTTTGCCATCTTCATCTAATGCTTTTTCAATCATAAGATTCAAAGCGAACTCATTGCCGTCATCACCTTTTGATTTTGCAAGTATAGATTCTCTTTCTGCAATAGTTAATGGATGCCAATAAATTTCTAATACTGTTTCTTCTCCATCTTTTACTTCATATTTATATTTTTGGCTAACACCAAACTTGTTTCTGAGGAGTTCAATCGCTTCCATAGTATTCTAATATAATATTTATATTATACTTATATTAGGCATTTGCTGTAAATTGACAAGAAATAATTCCTATAAAATGACTTCTATCCTCTATCTGTAACATAATTGGACCATTTATATCAGCAACTCTTGGAGTGCAACTAAACGTATCAGTATAATTAGAAGCATTAACAGAAGTAAGTCCATCAATAACAGATTCACTTATAGCAGATACAACTGAAGTTCCTTTATTTTTTGGCACATAAATATTACATTGAATAACACCAGCATAGTAATCAGAAGCAGCACCTTGATTTTGTATAGTTGATTGATTAAAACTTAAATTCATAGTTATATATTTTTTAGTTTTTCCAGGAGTTGTGAATGGAACATTATCATTGAGAACAGAAACAGTATTATCTGCTGCAACTACCGCATCTGTAACTGCTTTTTCAAAAGCTGCTCTGGCATTAACTAAAGTCATAATTACGAAGGTTCAATATAACGCTGAGAAGATCCAGGCTTGATCTTTCCAAAACCACTACCAGGTCTAGCTCCTACATATATCTTACCTTTCTCTCTCATATTATCTTTAATAATCTTGCCAGCTTCACCTTGAATCCATTGTGAGATTACAGGATTTTCAGAAGCATAGCCAGCATATTCGGCAGTGTTACCAATATAAATATCTTTATCTGTAAATTTGTAATTAGTACCAACAGGAAAACGAGGATCAATTACTGGATTTTCAGGTCTTGTTGATGTTCCCGTTTCAAAAAACTCTATAGAACATTCTCTTTTTAATGATGCCCAAGGTTCGTGATCTTCAACACGATCAGTTTGACCAATAGGAGTTCTTCTTACTTTCCAGCTAGAAGCTAGAAAACCAGTCCATACAGGACTAGCTTCAGCAGTGCTTAAATTTGCATGAAGTTCTCTAATTGTCTGTGCAAAATCAGCATCTAATTGTGCCATTTGATTATTCATAACATTTTCAGCATTAAACTCCTGTTCTCTTGGCATTAGAACCTCACCAAAAGAGTAAACAAGTAAGTTTGTCCACCTTGTTTTGTATCAATATCAGTTATCTGTGCAACTCTTGTAGATCCAGCATAAGTTAATGTAATCTCATCATCAAAATCAGGTTGATTATCTCCAATAAGATCAGGTGTTATATAAATTTTTGCCTGTCTTATTTCTCTACTATCATCTTCAGTTGATCTAACATATTCAACTGGTGCTTTAATGCTATAACTCGTATCAGTTGTAGTAAATGCTCCTGTACTTGTGTTATAACTACCAGATGCTTTTTTTGTATAAACAATAGAAGAATCAAAAGAAGATCCAAGATCAGAAACAATCTGTTTTGCAATCTGTTTAAATGCTGTATCTAACTGTCCTGCCATTATCCTCTAACTACCCTCATCTGAAAACTACCTGCTCCACCTAGCATATATGCTCCAAGATAACTTTGTAACCAAGGATAAACATCTAAAATATTATTTATAGATCCAGTTCCCTGACTATCAGTATTATATTTAACTTGAATATCACCTAACTGAACTTCAGAAAAATTACCATCTTTACCAGTAGTACCAGTAATAGCATCAGTATCATTTGCCAAAGCTCTAGCTAATTCATATTGTGCATACTTAATACCATTAGGAATTTTAGAACAAGCTAATTCGACACCATCTACTTGATAATTATTTCTTGGAAACTTTAATGCCTGTCCATCATCACATCTATCTCCATAAAAAACTAAGGTATCAATCCATCTAGCAGCAGATATTAATGATCTTTTCTTTTGATCATCTGTTTTATTAGTCCAAGTAGAAGAATCTGGGGAGGTATCAAAATAATCATTAGCTTCTGTCAATGTGACATAACTATTGGCATTTTCCCCTTTTATTGTTGCGTCTATAGTAGCTGCCACGATTAATAAAGTAATTTAGTTTTATTGTAGCGTAAAGAAAAAACC